TGCTTTGTGTTGCATCTTCTCCTAATTCTATTTCTCCAGAACCCCTATAAACATTCAAATTTGCAGGATCCTCTGTATTACTATCTATTTTTAATTGTCTTACTGCTAAAACAGGATTTTTGTATAAAACTAAAACTTTTGTTCCGGTTCCATCTCTTACCTCTATTTTTGTTTTTGGAGTAAAAGTGGTATTATAATATCTTTCAAGTTGCTTTTCACATTCTGCAATCATTTCTCCGATATCTGAATCTGAAATATCTGAGGTGCTACTAATTCCTGAAGTTCTTCTAACCTCTGCAATTGTTATGTAATCTCCATCTCCTGCCATTATATAGACCCTCCTATCACAATTCCTGTAATCGCGGATATTATTGCAATTCCTATTGCTCCTATTGCTGTAGCCCAAGGAGGCAACCTATTTGATAAATGATTATAAAGAGACATATTTAATTTTTTCATTTCTTCAAATTCATTCTTAATTTCCAGCCTAAATCCCTTAAATTCCTCTCTCAAATTTTCAACCATGTTCCTAGTAACCTTTTCATATGAACTCGCCATTTCCATATTTTTCCTTTAATTTATTTTCTATATCATCTCTAAAAGGAAGATTTCCCTTTAACTTTATTGTTTCAATTAATTTTTCTTTAGTTCCCCAAACCACAATATCTCTTGCAGTTTTAGATCCTATTCCTTTAATCTTAATTAATTCTTTAAAAAATAAATCTTTTGGAGTGTATTCCAATTTTTCAAATTGCTTTGTTTCTACTTTTATAGATCCTATTTGACCTTCTGTAACAGAATTTACTGGATTTAATCCGTAAGCAAAACCTCTATTTTTATCCAATTCTATTTCTTCTCCTGTTCTTATGGTGATCCAATAAAATCCCTTTTTGAAATTTCCTTTTCGGATTTTTATAGGTCCACCATTATTGATGAACCTCATTTTAATCCTCCTCTACTATTATATAAACGGAAACTGTATCTCCGGCTGTTCCAGATGCAACAGATAATTTCACACGACCATAAACCACAAATGGTTCATATTGAGCAGTATCCCCACCTTCTGTATCACTTAAATCAACTGCCGATCCATCATAAGTATGAACCGGTGTTCTTGGATAATACACTATGTCTGTATTTGCTGCACTAAGATCTAAAATCTTTTGTGCTACTGCTTCTCCGTCTGAATCTAGGTCTACTGTACAAGTATGTGATGGGTAATCAATCCCTACAGCAAGGATCCTACCTCTTATAGGACTACTATAAGCTGATGCAGTAGTTTCACCTGCCGCAATTGTTGCCGATACTTTATACTTCCTAATTTGTGACATTTTCTTTCTCCTTAATTTAATTTTTTTTACATCTATCGATGAGTTGTTTTTTCAAAATAATTAATACAAAAAACAACTAAAAATCAAAAAATTATTTTTTCTTTGATTGTTTTTTAGGTTTCTTAGGTGCTTTTTCTTCTTTTAATTTCTCAAATTTATAAGCAACACCAATCTTCTCTGGAAGATCAACTTCTGCATCCTTTTTAACAGTGATCCACCTATATCCATCTCCTTCAACTAATCTTACTTTTGTAATTTCACCAGTATTTTTGAATTTCATTTTTCAGTTACTGTGACCTCTACACCTTGTAAGGCTACATCGGTTGCTGCTGCGGTTGTTACTGTAATAAGCACATAATAAGATTTTCCAGATGTTACTGTTTCGCTTAATCCTGTTTTGGAATCGGCTATTAGATAATCTGCAGTCTTACTAATCTGTGTTATCGCTCCGATAGAAGCATCTGTTAAATCTGCTGCTGCCGCAGTAGTTGCCCTCAAATCTGCATCAACTGTCGCAGTATTTCCAGCACTTTCTAATTGTCCACTAATTTTAAAACCAGTAATCACATCACCTTGTTTCAAAGTTAAAGGAATACAAAAAGTGGCTGCTGTTTGCGATGCTGCACATGTTGCAATCCCAGTGTCATTGGCTATACTCCAAGTTCCAGTTGCTCCTTGACTTCCTAATCTTGCTGGAATATGGTACACCTGACTTGTTCTTGAAAACTCACCAGTTGTATCATCTACATTCCCAGTCACCATTCCAATTTTACTAATTACTTTTGCCATTTTCTTTTAACGGCAATTACGCATTTCTCCCCATTACGTAAATTGTTCTGGCTTCATTGTCTGTTGATCCAGGAATTGTTAAAGCTCCCGCTGTACTAATTGCTGCTACGGGTAACCATCCATCAGTTTCCCCTTGACAACTTGCTGCCACAATTTTTGATGTATCTATAATTGAACTTATATCTATGGTATCTCCATCGTCAGCTGTTGCTGGAGTTACAATTGTCCAGACATTAAACCCAGACAAGGGTGCGTCCATTGTTACAGTACAATTTGCTATGTCTATTGCTGCCATATTTTACCTCCTACAATTTAATTTTGTTATTTTTTCTGTAAAACTAATAATAAAAAATATTAAAATCTAAAAAATAACAAAAAGGATTTATGCGATGTTGTCTATGAAGCTATTGAAAGCTGGATTTCTCATTATTAGACATTCGTAGATCTTTAACATGAACTTGTTTGAGTCGTTTGTTTTACCAAATTCCTCATAAGTCATATCTAAAAGAACTCTCATTTCTATCCAATCAGTGTCCAAAAAGAATATTTGTTTTGCGCCACTTACATCTGATAAGAATCTGCTAAATATAACAGGTATTCTTCCAGCCATGGTTTCTAAAACAATACTTGGACTGATTCCGAATGGTAGACTTCCAGATGCCATATCGCTTGGATTATATCTATATGTGTCAATGATAATCTTTCGAATATCCTTAACAACGCTAGGTGATGCAACAGCCAATTTAGGCCTTCCACCATCTTGTATAGCATATAAAACAGCTGTTTCAATGTCATCATATGTCAATGCTGCACTAGATAAATCAACTTGATTTGTAGTTCCTTGTAATTTTACAATTCCAGAGAACTCTGTCGCAGTTGTACTAGCGTCACCATTAATAATAAGATTTTCTTCCAATTCTCTCAATTCTCTAGCCTTAATCAAGACTTCTTGCTGTTTTGCGTTAGGTGCTCCAACATTGCTAAATGTGCTAGTTCCTAGGCCTCCGCCTTGTGGTTGGAAACCTTCTAACATATAACTAGGCATTGCTGCCTGTGTTGGTCCTGTAACTCTTCCAACAGCATATAAGAACTTGATCGCAGTGCTTGCTCTATCATAAGTTGTTGTAGTTTCAGACAATGCAGCATCTTCTGCAGCAACAAATGCCCCACCTTTAGCAGTGATTTTGTTGTAATCTGCATACATTCCTTGATTTGTGACTCTTGGAATTAATTCCACAAGTGGAGTTTCTTTCCTTGTAGTGTCTACAATTCTAGGATCCACGTACACTGGAATCATTGCATATCCTGCAGTTCCTGCTCCGCCGGCTGTGGTAGATAATGCTTTCATACGTGCAATTCCTGATTTTAAGGTTTCATTTAAGGTTTCTCTAAAATCAAACCCTGTATTAGGATCAACGTATCTTGTCTTGTCTTTCAACGCACCAAATGATTGAGAATAAGCACTTTTAACATCTATTCCTATCATTGATTTTGTTCCTATTTCTTCCATTATGCTATTAAGTCTAGAGGATTTTCAGATTTTTTCTCTACGAAATTCTCAGATTTATCTTGCTGTTCAACCTTAGATTTCCTTAAAGGTTTCTTCAAAGCTTTTTCCATTACTTCTACTTTTTCAGCAAGAGCTTTTATTTCTGCTCTCAAAGATTTAACCTCAGTATTTTCCTCTTCAGATTCTTTCTCTTCAGATTCTTCATCTTTAGATTCTTCATCTTTAGATTCTACTTCTTCCTTAGATTCTTCTTCTGGTTTAGCTTCTTCCTGAGTTTCAGTAGTTTCTTGATTTTCCTCTTCTGACATTTTAACCTCCTGTAAATTTAATTTATTATCACTTATGTGATCATAAGATTTGTAACTTTCTTCTCCTAATACTTCAGTAGCTACTGCCTCTGGACTTCTAACTTTCCCTATTTTTTTTAATTTGTCTACTAATCTGTGCCATTTTGCTGAGTGTTTTCTCTTTAACTCTTTTTCTTGATTTTCCAAAAATTCTAAACTCTTAGCAAATACATTAGTCATTCTTGATTCTGTATTTACTGGATTGCCTGTAAATGCAACATTTAATAAATTAATTTTATCTAATAATCTTACTTGCTGACCATTCTTTTCTTGAACTGCAGTTTTTACTGGCACATAAGCAATAGAAAAGGCGTCCAAAAATCCATCTTGAATTGATCCTTTTACTTCATCAAATCTTTTTGAATGTTTATTTAATATTGCTCTAACTTTTAATCCTTTTTTATCCATTAAAAAATCATCAACTTTTGCAACAGGGATAATCGTTTTATTTATTTCACGATCAAGACCTGATTTTCCTCTAAAACTTTCATGCTCTACATCAAACTTAATTGTTCTTTTTTTCATTTGGTCTGCCATATCCATTAAACAGGCCTTTGTAACAATATCATTAACCAAATCAAGATCAGAAGTAGAGATATAACCCTCCACAAAAAAATCATTTCCTTTGCTTTTTAATTCAAGATTTTCAGAACTAAATATAAAACTTGCCCCTTCCATATTTTTTAAAATATAAAAG